TTTGTGTGGCGCAGTGTTTTTTTAGACTCAGGCCAAAAATGTTTAGTTAAATTTTAAATGGCCAAGAAAAGAGAAGTCATATCGGTAGATCCAGAAAAACGTAAAAATAAACGTACTTCTATTGGATCTAGTCGCAATTCTTACCCAAGAAACAAGCATAAACGCAAACAATACAAAAAATATCGTGGACAAGGCAGATAAACCTAAAAAATTAGTCACAAACAAAGAATTAGCAGTGCATTTAGATCTATCAGCACCGTATATTTCGACTTTGATGAAAAATGGGATCCTGCCTGCACAAAAAAGCAGAGAAGGCGTAGATATTGATCATTGCAGGATTGCTTACATAAATTACTTGCGATCCAAAGCTAGATTACATCTTAAAGATGGATCAGGAGATATTACAGAAGAACGTCTGCGCCTGGTAAAAAACCAAGCCGATCAAAAACAGTTAGAAGTAGCAGTTATGGCTGGCAACCTGGTAGATGCAGAAGACGTTATTTCAACCTGGCAAAACATGATAGGTAATTGCAGAAGTAAGCTTTTGAACATTCCTGCAAAGATAACGCATCAAGTTATTGGTTTAACTGAGTATGCAGAAATTGAAGATCTAATTACTAACGAGGTACATGAAGCATTAAATGAACTTGCAAGAGATCCACTCCCAGAAGCAGCTAAAAAAGATCTGGGAGCAGTCGATTCTGACGTTCCAAGCTCCGAAGCGGCTGAAGGTTAGTGATTGGGCTGATAAATACAGAGTTCTGACTAGCGAATCTAGTGCAGAGAGTGGTAATTGGCGTACAAATCGTGCCGAATACCAAAGAGAAATGATGGATGTCGTAAATGACAGATCTATAGAGAATGTTGTCATTATGACGGGGGCGCAAATAGGTAAAACAGAGATCCTGGCCAACATTGTAGGATTTCATATTGCACATGACCCTGCCCCCACTCTATTTATCATGCCATCTTTGGAAATGGCTAGATCCTGGTCAACGCAAAGATTTGCCAAGATGATTGCAGCTTCGGATGCGCTGAAAGACAAAATTAAAGATACAAAATCCAGGGATAGCGGAAATACAATACTTTCCAAAAGCTTTCCAGGCGGTTTTATTTCTATGACAGGATCTAACAGTCCTGCATCGTTAGCATCCAGGCCATGTCGCCTGGTGCTTTTAGATGAGGTAGACAGATACGTTCCAACTGCCGAAGGTGATGCAGTAGATTTAGCCAGGAAAAGAACATCTACGTTTTGGAACCGTAAGATCATAATGACATCAACGCCAACGGTAGATGGTGCATCCAGGATCCAAGATGCCTGGGAAAAATCAGATAAGCGTCATTATCATGTGCCATGTCCTGAATGTAATCAGCTACAAAAATTAGAATGGGCAAACGTGCATTGGGATGATGATGTCGAAGCGCACATGGTTTGTATTCATTGTGGATCTCTTATAGAAGAAAAAAATAAAGTGTGGATGATTCGTAACGGTAAATGGATTGCAGAAGAAGAGACTTACAAGACAGCTGGATTTCATTTAAACGAATTGTATTCGCCCTGGCGTTCCTGGAGTGAAGTTGTCGAATCTTTCCTGGCCGCAAAAGAACATCCAGATCAGTTAAGAGTTTGGGTCAATACATCTTTAGGTCAGCCCTGGGTTTCTGATGGCGAAGAAATAGAAAGCGAATCTTTGCTCAATCGCAGGGAAGCTTACGATGCAGACACCATTCCAGAAGATGTAATTTTATTAACTTGCGGTATTGACTGTCAGTCTGACCGTATAGAAGCAGTTGTTTTAGGTTTTAGCGCAGAAAATCAGCTTTACGTCATAGAACACCAGGTAATCTGGGGAGATCCAAATCAATTAGAGGTTTGGAATGAATTAGATGAATATTTGAAAGGAACTTTCAAGACAGAAGACAATAAAAATCTAAAAATTACGATCACTTGTATTGACTCAGGTTACGCAACACAAAATGTGTATGCTTTTTGCAAGCCAAGACAAGGCAGAAGGATCTTTGCTATCAAAGGTAGTAGCACGCCTGGCAAAGCGATAGCCAACCGCCCCACCCAGTCAGGAAAACAAAGAGTACAGCTATTCCAAGTGGGAACAGACGCGGCAAAAGACCTGATTTTTTCATGGTTAAATGTCGATGAAGTTAAAAATGGTTATATTCATTTCCCCAATTCTGTTGATGAGGAATTTTTTAAACAACTTACTGCTGAAAAACGAGTTGTAAAGTATTACAAAGGACAAAAACGCCTGGAGTGGAAACAAATTCGTGAAAGAAACGAAATCCTGGATTGTTTTGTGTATTGTGTGGCCGCTTATTACATTCTGTCACCCAAAATGGATGTCTTAAAAGAAAAAGCTATAACAGATGGATCCAGTAAACAAAAAAAGAGACCGAAAAGAGCCAGGCAGATAAAAGGACAAGGTTTCGTTAATTCTTGGCGTTAGATTGCCTTTTAGGTTTTTCTCAATATCTTCTATCAAAGAAATAAGCAAAATTTTATATGGCTAATCAATTTGATAGGGTTAATTATCCAACACAAGAACCTGATGAATTAGTTTTAGGTGACAGATGGGTTTGGCGCAGGGACGATTTAGTAACTGACTACCCTGTTGCATCTTACGCATTGTCTTACGAATTTCACGAAGACAGCGGCGGTGGCGGCAGCCATAAATTTACAATTACCGCAGGTGAGATATCGGATGCTTACATTGTGGAAGTTGCATCGGCGACAACTGCAAATTATTCAGACGGCGATTATAAATGGTACGCATTCATAACTAGGTCTAGCGACTCAGAAAGAATAGCTATTGACGAAGGCAGAACAACCATCGTCAAAAATTTTGCAAACACTAATGCAGATCTTAGAAGTCATGCAAAAAAATGTCTCGACAATATACAAGCTGTCCTGGAGAACAGAGCCACCATCGATCAATCTTCTTTTTCGATTGCTGGCAGATCTTTATCTAGGATGTCTGTCGATGAACTTTTAGATTTTAGAAACTATTACAAAACAGAATATTTAAAAGAAATAAAAAAAGCACGAATAAAAAACGATCAAAGATCTGGCAACACAATAGAGGTTAAATTTTAATGGCCTGGTACGACAGATTTACAAGAAGGACAAAAAAAAGATCCTTCCCTAAAATTAGAAAATATCAAGGTGCTAATACTGGCAGACTGTTTAATGATTTTAGACAGACATCAACTTCTGCTGACGCAGAATTAAAAGATCAGCTGCGCTTGTTAAGAGATAGATCTAGAGATCTAGCCAGGAATGATTCTTACGTCCAAAGATATTTAAACTTAATGCAAAGTAACATCATTGGATCTAACGGAATCCGATTATCTATGAAAGCAAGAAATGACGATGGTTCGTTAGATCTTCTTGCTAACAGACAAATTGAACAACAATGGCAAAAATGGTGTCGCCTGGGCAGCTGCACGACTAACGGCAGACTATCTTTCATTGATTGCCAAAAATTATTTGTTGAATCGTTAGCCAGGGACGGTGAGGTTTTGATAAGGCACGTCAAAGCTAGAGACTCTGACTTTAATTACAAAATAGAATTTTTAGAAGCCGATCACCTGGATGAGAAAAAAAACGAAGATGCTAAAGGAACCAGGAACAAAATTAAAATGGGTGTGGAAATAGATGGTAATCAAAAACCGATTGCTTACTATCTATTTAAAAATCATCCTTTTGACAATAATTTCCAAAATCATCAACAACACATTCGCGTTGCAGCAGAAGAATTAATACACGCTTACATTCCGCAAAGAGCAGAACAAAACAGAGGTGTTCCGTTTACTGCGTCAGCGATGGCAAACATAAAATTATTAAACGGTTATTTAGAAAGTGAATTAGTTGCAGCAAGAACAGCTGCTTCAAAAATGGGTTTCTTCGTTTCAAGCGATGGTGATTCTTACGTTGGTGATGGCGAAGATGAAGAATACGTTCCAATTATGAATGCAGAACCAGGAACATTTGAACAACTGCCAAGCGGCATGGATTTCAAATCTTTTGATCCAGATCACCCCACATCTGCTTTTGAATCTTTTTCAACGCAAGTTTTAAGAAGCATTGCTTCTGGTTTAAATATTTCTTACCACGCTTTAACAAACGATTTAAGTTCTGTTAATTATTCTTCTCTAAGAGCGGGCGCACTAGAAGACAGAGAAATGTATAGACTCTATCAAAGATTCACTATCGATCATTTTGTCAGGCCAGTGTTTGAGAAATGGCTAGAAATGGCTATATCTACTGGATCCATATCAACATCACCAAATGTTAATCAGCCTTTGCCGATGAGCAGATACGATAAGTTTGCAAATGCAGCCAGCTTTATTCCAAGAAGTTTCTCTTGGGTGGATCCACAAAAAGAAATGATGGCATCGATCAACGGTATGCAAGCAGGCCTGGTAACTTTCCAGGATGTCCAGGCTAATTACGGCAGAGATGTAGAAGAATTATTTGAGATACACGAAAGAGAGAAAAAACTACAAGAACAATACGGCATCAAAACTGCTTATCAACCTTACGGAACTAAGTTACCAGTCGAAGCAGATATCCAGGGTGGAGACAATGATGCCTAAACCTACTGACGGCATGAAAGAAGAAGCCAGGAAAGGTTTAGCCTGGCGTGAAGAACATGGACGCGGCGGCACAAATATTGGCGCAACGCGAGCCAGGCAAATAGTAGCTGATGAGAATCTAAGCGATGACACTGTAAAAAGAATGTTTAGTTTTTTTTCCAGGCATGAAGTTGATAAGCAAGCAGAAGGTTTTAGTCCAGGAGAAGATGGCTATCCGTCTAACGGCAGAATAGCCTGGGCGTTATGGGGTGGTGATGCTGGCTTTTCCTGGTCAAGAAGCCAGGTAGAAAAAATGAAAAACGAAGAATCTAGATCTATTTCTGGATCAATGAAAAAAGCTTTAGAAAACAAAGTAAAAGAACACAACGAGAAAGTTGGCGATGTTGCTTCTAAAAGAACTAACTTGCGAACTCTCTCTGCTGTATTCCGAAGAGGGATTGGTGCTTATAAAACCAATCCTGGCTCGGTAAGACCAAGCGTAAGCAGTCCTGAACAGTGGGCATTAGCCAGATGTAATAGTTTCCTTTACGTTTTGCGTAACGGAAGATTTCGATCAGGCAAACACGACACAGACCTGCTTCCAGCTGGACATCCTTTATCATCAAAAAATAGAGAGGAAAAATCTATGGACGAACAAGTAAATAGACATATCCTCAATGTGGAAGAGACCGATGATAAATACATCATCGAGTTTAAAAAGCATGAGGATGTTGAAGAAGATATGGTTATGGAAGACGAAGACGATTTGTCTCTCAGGCCGTATCACTACGATGAAGAAGAAGACGAAAGATCTGCTCAAGATATTGTCTATCGAACAATAGATCTTTCTAAAGCTTCTTTTATCGATGAAGAAACTAGAAGAGTAAGAATTGGCGTTTCATCCGAACTCCCAGTCGAAAGAGATTTTGGTATGGAAATACTTTCTCACTCTGAGGAAGACGTTGATGCCGATTTTATGAAAAGCGGCAGAAGCCCCCTTCTACTTGACCACGACATGACGAAAGTTATTGGCAAGGTTGAGGAATACAAAATAATCCCTTCTGAAAAACGCGCAGTAGCAGTAGTTCGCTTTAGTCGAAGCAAACTTGGAGAAGAGATTTTTAACGATGTCAAAGATGGTATTCGTCAAAATATCAGTGTTGGCTACAAAATAAATGGAATGGAACGTATAAGGTCAAAAGAAGATGACAAACCTCATTACAGAGTAAGACATCAGCCGCTTGAAGTCTCAGTGGTAGGAATAGGTGCTGATAATTCAAAAGGTGTTGGCATTGGACGTTCTAAAGATAAACAACTAAAAACTACAAAGGTACAAGTTATGACTGAAAAAGTTGAAAACGAAATAAACCTTGATGAAGTTAGAGAAGAATCTGTTAAAGAAGCTAGAGAATCTTTCCAAAGAAATTCTAAGGAAATTATTGATCTTGCTTCTAAGCACAACAGACGCGATCTAGCTGACAAGGCTATTTCAGAAGGTACATCAGTTGAAGAGTTCAGAGGAATCTTATTAGACAATATTGCTAATGATAAACCTCTAGAAACTGCTGAAATTGGTCTTTCTGAAAAAGAGGTGCGTAAATTCTCAGTAATGAAAGCTATCAACGCATTAGCTAACCCTACTGACAAAAGAGCGCAAAGAGAAGCTGAATTTGAATTTGAATGTTCAGAAGCAGCTGCAAACCATTACGGAAGAACTGCTCAAGGCATCATGCTTCCACCAGAAGTTCTAACAAACTGGAACCAAAGGGACTTGAACTCATCTGACGATTCTGGTCTTATTGGACAGGACTTTAGATCAGGTGATTTCATTGACGCTTTAAGAAACGCTTCATCTGTAATGCCACTTGCAAGAACTTTGAACGGTCTTTCTGGCGATGTAAAAATCCCTAAAAAGACTTCTGCTTCTTCTGCTGCTTTTATTAGCTCAGAAGGTGGCGCAGCTGGTGAATCAGAGATGGTCATTGGATCTGTAAGCATGTCTCCTAAAACTTTAGGTGCATTCACAGATGTCACTAGACAATTAATGATTCAATCTTCATTAGACGTTGAAAACCTCATTAGAGATGATTTAGCACAATCTATGGCTATTGCTATTGATAACGCTGCTCTTGAAGGTTCTGGCTCAAGCGGAAACCCAACTGGTATCACTAACACAAGTGGTATCAACACTGTTTCATTAAGTAGTGCAGCTGCACCTACTTTTGCTGAAATGGTTTCTATGGAAACTTCTGTTGCTGTAGATAACGCATTATTAGGAAAATTATCTTACATAATTCACCCTAGTAATTACGGAACTTTGAAAACTACAGTCAAAGATTCTGGTAGCGGTATGTTCGTAGCTGAGAACAACCAGGTGAACGGTTACCCAGTTGTCGTGTCAGCACAATTGACAGCTAACAACTACGTCTTTGGAAACTTTGACGATTTATTAGTAGGGTTCTTTGGCGGCTTAGACCTGACAGTGGATCCTTTTTCTGCTTCTACTACTGGAACAGTCAGAATTGTTGCACTTCAATCAGTTGATGTTGCAGTAAGACACGCTGTTTCTTTTGTCGCAGCAAGTTAATAACCGTCTTGGTTATAGACACAATGAAGGGTGGCGTTAAGTCACCCTTCGCAAAAAAGGAAAGAATTATGAAATACACAATATTAAAAGATACCGTTGCTGACGGTAAAAAAGTTTCAGCAGGTGACGTTGTCGAATTATCAGACGATGAAGGCAGAATCTTAGAAAGTTACGGTAAAGCCGAAAAAGCCAAAGAATCTAAAGTTGAAAAAAAAGATAGAAGCGTTGGCCTAGAAAATTCTGAAGAACCAAAGGTTACAAAAAGAAAATCTAAATAATGGCTTTAGAATTTGATTCAGACTTTGCAGGTTATTTTGATGCCGACTTTGGACATGGCATACAAGCTACATATACGCCCTCTGGCGGCTCTGCATCGACAATCAAAGTAATCCTTGAAGAAGATTATTTTTCTGTTCCTGGCCTGTCTGTGGACGTGGAAGGCTCACAACCGATAGCCTATTGCAGAACTACAGATGTGGCCAGCGCAGCACAAGGAGACACCCTGGCTTTTGCTGCCAGGATTACAAAAACTGGAACACAAATAAGGGGCGCAACAACATTCCAGGTGGTTAGCGTACAACCTGATAACACAGGTATTACGATTCTTATTCTTGAGGAACAGTAATGGCTAAACATATAAGAAATCAATTAAGAGAATCAGTAGCAACAACGCTTACTGGTTTATCTACAACTGGCAGTAACGTCAGTCAGTCCAGGATCTTTAACCTGGAAGAATCAGGACTACCTGCCCTGGTCATATATACAAAAAGCGAAGCAAGCGAATTATTAGTCATGGGTAGCGCAAGAGAATTACAAAGAGACCTTACCCTGGCTGTTGAGATCTATGTCAAGGGAATCCTCAACGTAGATGACACCATAGACAACATTACAAAAGAAGTAGAAGAAGCAATGGCCACCGATGTAACGCATGGCGGTTTAGCAAGAGATACCTTCCTGGAGTCAACCGAGGTTGAATTTAACGGCGAAGGTGACGTTCCTCTTGCAGTTTGCACAATGAACTATATCTTGAAATATCATACAGCTGAGAACGATGTTGATGCAGCTGTGTAAGAGGATTCTATTATGGATAAAAATGTGATGATTTCTCCTGACGGCCAGTCAAAGATTACTGTCTTTGATAAGGACGTTGAGAATTTAAAACAAAATGGGTGGACTCTTGAAGGAGAGTCTGTAAGTAAAAAATCTAAAACAGAGGACAAATAATGGCGGTATTTACTGGAAAAGCAGGCGTGGTGCAAACTTCGTCAAACGATATAGCCGAGGTTAGAAGTTACTCAATAACTGAGTCAGGCGACACAACTGAATCAACTGCTATGGGCGATTCAGCAAAATCTTATGAGCCTACATTGACTGAGTTTTCAGGATCTATTGATTTATTTTTCGATGATACTGACACTAGCGGTCAAGTTTCTTTAACTGTAGGTTCAGAGTTTACTTTGAACTTAGGGCCAGAAGGAACTTCAACAGGCAAATATAAGTTATCTGGCACAGGTATTGTTACAGAAAAAACTATAACTGCTGCTCACGATGGCTTAGTTGAAATGACAATTGGCTTCCAGGGTGACGGTGCTTTAAGCATAGGAACTTACTAATAAATGAAAGCTATAGACAACGTAGTTGCTCATTTTGATGCACAGGAGATTAAATCTTTTGAAGTACCAGAATGGGGATCAGACGGTCAGCCTTTAGAAATTTTTTCTAAACCGCTTACTTTGGCTGAGTCAAAGAAACTTTACAGGATGTCTAACGATAATGATTTAGAAGTTATGGTTCATGCAATTATTACTAAAGCTTTGGATAAAGACGGTAACAATTTATTTAGCCTGGCTGATAAACAAAATCTTATGACTAAGGCAGACGTGACTGTTATTGCTAATGTAGCTGGCAGGATCTTAGGGTCAATGACCCCAGAGGAAGCTGAACAAAAGTAAATTCCCAACCTGATCTTTTTGCGCAGTTCGCATTAGCAGATAGGTTGGGTCTGACAATAAGCCAGGTCGAAGCGATGACCACTGATGAATTTCAGATGTGGATAGCCTATGTAAAACGAATTAACGAATTGAATAAACAAAATGGCGGAGAACTTAGGTAATTTAGCGATTGTTATAGGCGCAACTGATAAAACCAGTAAAGCGTTCAATAACATAAATAGAAATGTTAGAAACATTAACAATCAGCTTAGTACGCTTAGAAATGTTTTTATCGCTGCGTTTTCTATTCGTGAAGTCACCAGGGCAGCTGACGAGTTCACAAATCTAAACAACAAACTGCTTGCTCTTACAGGGGGCGCATCAGAAGCAGAAGAAGCCTTAGAAGAAGTTAAAAGAATTGCCAGGGAATCAAGATCAGATCTTGATGCTGTTGGTGACCTGTTCGGAAAGATTGCTTTCTCAACCTCTGAGATGGGCGTTTCTTTACAGGATGTTGCGGCTGCAACCCAAACGGTTATGAATACGTTTGTCATGGCTGGTGCATCGGCTATTGAAGCTGCTAATGCGTCCAGGCAACTTGCACAAGGTTTAGCATCTGGAACTTTGAGAGGTGACGAACTTAATTCAGTAATGGAGCAAAACACAATCCTTGCTCAATTATTAGCTGACGGTCTTGGCGTTTCCAAAGGTGCGTTAAGAGATCTTGGTGCAGAAGGTTTGATTACTGCACAAAAAATTCTACCTATTTTAATTGGCAAGGTAGACGAAACCACAAAACAAATAGACGATATGCAATTGACCATTGGTCAATCAATTACGCTGTTGAGAAATCAATTCACAATTT